GTGTCGGGGTCTAGCATACCATAGGTTTGACCCCCTCCCCCTATGTCACCGGCGGGGGTAACCCCAAGATGTAGTGGTGTTTGCGGTATTGTGACCCTAGGTGTAGTGGTTCAAGCGTGTTTGGCAGCGCTATCCTGGCAGGTGTGGCGGGCGTGTGTGGCGTTCTAAGGGCTTGGGGGCGTGAGTGTGGGTGTTTGCCTAGGTATCGGGGGCGGTGGCGTTAGAACGGCGTTAGCGGGTGTCCGGTGGCGTGTTATCTTGGCGGGCTCTAGGTGGCGTTCTGGCGGGCTTAGGTGTCTGGCGGGGGTGATTACTTAGGGCGATAGGTTGCGGGCGTGATAGGGGCTTCGGTGAACGCTTAGCGTGTTTGCGGTTTGCGGTTTGCTTAGTGATCTTGGCGGGCGGGATGTCCTGGCGGGTATGGCAAAACCCCGCTAGGGGTTACCTAACGGGGTTCAGCGGTTGCGGTGTTTGGTTATAGCTTGGTTAGCCCTCTTGATAGCCACCCGCTAAAGATTCCGACCATAAGTCCGACACCTATTAGGGCGGGGGCAAAGATAACAACTAAAGCGGTTACTGCAATAAGTGATAGCACTAGCCCTAGGGGGTTGCGCTTGGCGTGCGCTCCCTTGGCGTGTCTGGCGGGCATTAGTTCACTCTCCAAGTCTTCATGCCTTGACTCTTCCATGTCTCCAAGAACCAAAGAGAATCTGCGTCGCTATCAAAGGTTGCTAGGTGATTATCCCCGCAAGTGTCGCATTCGTAACCATAACTAATCATTAGTTCACCTCCAAGAATTCAGCAAAACTAAAAGACAATTCGCCCCAAGTGATTATCTGTCTATCAAAGTTAACCTGGCAGGGCGTGTATTCCTCTTCAAACTCATAACCAAGCCCCAAGCCATAGCCCGTTTCGCTGTCCCATTGATTGCCGATTATCTGGCTAACAAAAATTCGCATTGCATAGCTCTCATCATGCCAGCGGGGTTTTGCAGCGCTTAGGGCTCTCTTAGTGTCTTCTAGTTTGCTCTCACCTCCCCAATGTGAATACAGACTTAGAGTCTGCCCGTTTTGCTGTAGTTCCCATGTAGTTCTTGCTCCCATTTTGTATCTCTCTCTCTTTGTTAGTTGTTTAGAAATTCGGGGCGGTCATAATCCCAATCGCCGGAGAGGTAAAACTCCAAGTAATCGGCAATAGGTAGTGAAATTGCGAGCTTGTAAAACTCTTCGTTTCCGAGCTCTTGGCGAACCATGTCGACGCTCTCCCATTGTGCAGCTAAAGACTTTTCCAAAAGCGGGATAGTTACTAGCCCCCATGGGTAGTCATAATCAACCGTGTTTCGCCAAGTGTCAAACAGAATCAAACTGGCGAGCCCGTGTCCAAGATGTTTTATCGAGCATTCGTCTTGGTCACCCATAGCCCAAATTTGCTGTAGAGCGTTGTCTAGGGTGGCCGTATGTCTGTGTGTTAGTTGCATCTCTCTTCTCTCTCTCTTTAGATTTGGCTGTTGCCAAACATTTTTACTTGCTGTTTGTTTGCATCTTTGATAGTGCTGTAAACCGCCACACCTTGATACCTGAGTGTCCAAAGCGGGCTTACCCTCTCAGAAATAAAGCCCTTTTCTAGTAATAGCTTGGTGGCTTCATACTCATACTGCGAGCCGTAGCCGTATTGAAACGGCAACCGCCCTATCTCTTCCCCGTCGACGAAAACCCTGGCGGAAAAGTAGCTATTGCCGTAAGTCTTATCTACCCATTGTTTGGCTTCAATAAAAACGCTGTTCATTTTTTAGCTCTCTCTCTTTACTGCTATTTGTAATAGTTCAATTTGTAGCTCTCTAAGCGCTTCTGTTAATTCGTCGGTCATGTTTCGGGTAAGCCCGTTGTCTCTAGACAAGTGGTCAATGATTCTGTAAACACTTGTGATTTTCAAAGCCAAAACAGGTCGCCCAAATTCGTGTTCAATGGCTTCTGGCTCTCTGAGTTCGACTTCTTGCTCTCCCTCGCAGATGTCACAAAAGGGGTTGCAATCGTAACCGCCTTCATGTCTAGGGCAAATAACTAGCATTAGTCATCACTTCCCATAACAAACCCAAGGTATAGAACACCTAAAAACAAAAGTGCAAGTGTAATGCCTACAGTTTCCATTAGTTGCCCTCCATGTTTGCTACCCAAATACGGGTATTTTCTAGAAATTTCTCATAGCGATTAGCCAAGATGTTCGCTCCGTTGGCGTAACACTTGGGGATTAGCTCTTCATACTTCTGAATGAGCTCTTTGGCGAGTGCCAAGTCTTCTAGTTGTTTCTTTGACATGTTCTCTCTTCTCTCTCTTGCCTTGGCGGGTTGCCTTGGCTAAAAGTAAGTAAACGATAAGAGGGGGCAGAATGTCAACTTTATTTTTGTCACAGTTTGATAACGAAACGCTGAGAGTTGTCTGATAGAACAAGTGTTCGACGATCTGCTGCTGTCTAGGGGGGCTTGACGAACAAATGTTCGATTCCGGTCTTTTTGCGTCAGAACCTGCGTGTATTTCCCTATTAAGGTCTCGAACCGAATTTTTGCTTTTTGACCGAACCGAAATCTGTCTATACGGAGCTTGAACCGAATTTTTGCTAAATCGGTTTGTTTCCTCGGCTCTCGTTGCAAGATTTGTGAGCTGGTAAAAGAGGGGAGTTAGGGTCTGCCGGTATTAGGTGATCTGCTGTCCAAGGGTCGTAGGGCTTGAAGCCTTCTTTGCAGATGTGACAGATAACCGCTGAGTCTCTTACTAGCTTTGCTCGTCTTCGATAGTCGCCGGAGTACTGGCCTGTTGCTTTCTTCTTTGCAGCTCTCGCAGAATAGTCTCGCTTCGGCAACTGATGATCCTCGCACCTGTTACCGCCTCGTGTGAGCTTCCCGCAGACTAGGCAGGGAGCCTTGAAGTTGTAGCCCTTCATTTATCTGTGCTGTAGAAACCTGAGCCCTTAAAGGCCACAGAACCGAAATCAAAGACTCGCTTCATCGGCTCTGAACATTCTCTGCACAAAATCTCTAGCTCTGAATCGCTCATGTTACGGATCTCGAACCGAATTTCGTCGCAGTTACCACATTTGTAGGAATAAGTAGGCATAAATTCCTAAACCTTTCATTATGTATGACCCCCCTGCACTTTTCATTATTGCAGAACTACCAGGTCTCTTCTTGGGTCATACCCCCCGCCAACAACAAGGCTGACGATTCCGTGTGGCGTATCTCTACCCATGCCAGTACGGTCTGCGAACCATGCGCTGCCACCATCCATAGCTGGAATTTGTATCCAAAGTCGATGATTGAAATTCTGCACCCTGTAATGATGGTAGTGGGCGCTGATAAGCACTTCACTTTGACCCACTGGTGTTGCACCTAGGGCTTGTCCGGCAAACCACTTTTGAGCGTCTCTGATCTGGTGACCGTGTGCAAAGCCAACCATAGTTCCGCTTAGGTCAATAGCTAGGGTTGTGTTGTCGCTCTCAGGGAACCTGCCCTCGACATGCTGTAGGTTCGGGTTCTCTTTGCAGATGTCTAGAACCTGCTGCACTATCTCTACCTGCCAGGAGTCAATCGGATCTGTGATGAGCTGGCGATGCGGTTCATCGTGATTACCTGGCACGACTGGGAGGATGAGCTTATCTGTAAGTGGGGCAAAAGCCTTCACCCATTCAAGCAGTATACGGCGACCCAACCGAATTTGCGTTGTGATGTCAAGGTCTAGTCGACCCATAATCTTGCCACCCTGCGACACTGTACCCTCGATACAGTCACCGAGCTGAGGTAAAGCAATCTGCCCGATTCCTCGGTTCTTGATTTCTTCATGTCTGCCAAGCGCTGACTCTAATGCTCGCCTGACTCTGCCGACTGTTCCCTCGGTTCCATCACCTGCATCTTTACCCCATTGTGTATCACCAATGTTGTAGATAGCTGTTAGGTCGCCCTTTGTAGCCTTAGCCGCTTTAGGCTTCCATTTCTTCAGTTCTCGCTCTAGGTCGTCATAGGGCACAAGTGTTGCTCGTTGCGCAACAGGCTTCACATTGACTCGGTAACTCTCTAGCCACTCACCGTGATAGGTCTGCCACTTGCTTCTGCGAACTCCGGTGATGATCCAGTCGTTTGGATTTAAGTCAAACTCTGCCAGTAATTCTGTAGCGTCGTGAACCTGCTCGGTGCGTGGTGTAGATACAAAGTATCCACCGTCAGAATCTATCTCTAGCTGTGGTCGCCAGGCTTCCTTTGGTGGAGTATTGCGCTTGTCACTTCCTTGTGGGCCTAGCCCAGCCAAATCTTCTAGCATTATTTCCTAAAGCAAGCGCATTGTTTACGCCTGTGTTTTGCTATGCCTGTGTCAACGATTGTGATGCCTCGCTTGGCTAGTTCGTTGCTAAGGGTCTTGAAGTTCCATTCTGGGTTGTCAACTGCGGCAAGCAGGATATCCCTGTCTTTTGTTTCTAGTCCGTCTGCAACGGTGCGTACCTTGCAGTTATGAACTCGGCGTGGTGGAGTTAGTCCCTCTAGCATGATTCCCCTAAATCGTGAGGTCGTTTTCAGACTCTATTAGCTTCTCTGCTAAGTAGTTTAGAGTCGTCAGTTCGAAATTGCCGTCATCTTTAGCCTCGCTGAATACATCGGCAAGCATGTGTCGGATTGAATCCATGTCAGCTGACCAAATCAATTGCTCGTCTTTGAGTAGTGCTATGGCTTGTGCGTAGTTTGCGTTGTGCCAGTTGTTGACTCGTTCGTCTTGTAGTGTCTTGAATCTCATTTTCTAAATCTCCGTTTCGTGATAAATAGTGATCAATAAAAACCATCGAATGAACTGCAAAGTAAAAGTTCTTTCTAGGTGGTAATAGGTTGCCTGAAATCCCCACTCCCAGCTTCTACCAACTTGAAACTCAATCTTGTCAAACAGCACCATGTATGAATTGTTGAATGAACCCTTATCAAATTTGATAACTTTGCTCATTTGTCACCTCTGTTGCTCTCGGCCCGATAGCCCTTGTATTTACTGGGATTTTTGATGCAGACATTGCTCACTTCTGCTCTCCTTTGATTAGCCCGATTACCTCAGATGCTTGCATGTCAATCCAGTCATACTCTTCTAGCAGCTTGATAATGCGTTCTTGCTCCCATTCACGCCAAGTTTTTGCTAATGGTGTGGTTTCTGGATTCATTGCCATGTCATGCCATTCAGCGTGATTCTCTTTTGCTGCTAGTTTGGCTAACCACATTGGCTCCCAAAAAGCCTTGTAGTAAGGCATTTGACATTCTTGGCAAATAATGACTGTTTTTATCAGTCTCACTTTTGCTCTCCTTTGATAAAGGCAATAGTGTCTGCTGTTGCCCAGCAAGATTGGCAATGGTTCCTATCCAGTGGAATAGTGCAGTATTTACTGTTAGCACTGGCCAAGTATTCCAGCAGTTTAATGATGCGTTCACGCTCGTCAAGCTTGCCTGATTCGTAGTAGCGGTATAAGTCACTCATCTTCTACCTCATCTGCAACCTGCACCATAGGCTCTGGCTTAGGTGACTTAGCTCGTTCGTGACGAAGATAGGTGTCTAGGCTCTTGATCTTGTCTAGACGGAAACCACCCCAACGCTTTAAGTCCGTCTCGATAATCGGTGCTGCCATTAGCCCCATCTCGATAAAGCGCTCTACGGCTTTTGGAGACTTATCTAGGCGCTTTACCTGATAGATGATGCCTCGCTTGTCAAATTCCTTCTCGGTCATGTCGCATTGAACACAACCTGGCTTACGCCAGAGGGTAATCTTCATCATGCTTGCACCCCTAGCTGGTCAATGGCAGCCTGAATACCTGCTTGCTTTGACTTAGGTGCTTGGTCACGCAACTGAATCAGTTGTAGTCGGATGATTGCCTTAGTGCGCTCTGAGCCCTCGGCAATACCCATCCAGTAATCTTGGTCTAGTTCCTGCTCGAACATCAGTTCTGCTAGGAATCTGCGTATTTTATTCATTCGTCTCCCCTTAGTTTCTTGATTTCCATTCGTAGCATTTCTGCTGGTGTTGTGAATCCGTTGTTCCACCATGAGTCTGCAATCAGCTCTAGGTCTTCAAGGATTGTGTTGAATCCAAGCTCATAGCCTTTGTTGTATAACAGATCAAGGTGAGCTTGTAGCCCTGTCTGTATCTCTCTCATTGTTGTCATAAGGCAAGGCTATTGAAGTGTTAGGTAAGTGTCAAACACATTTTTGTTCGTGTTATCAAACTGTTATAGAAGGATGATTTTTATTACCGCTCCCGAAGCACGATCATCGTCATAAAACTTGCGGGCCAGTAATTCCACTACAAGGCTGTCATCAGCCCATAAGCGCCCTGTGCCTGACTTTCCGTCTTCGCCTTGATTGACGGCATCTAACACGCCCCTGGCGAGCTTATCGACATCAGGAGGGACTATTGGAAATGCCCGCTTTGATTGTTTGATACTTGGCGGGCGGGGAAGGTAGAAGTCTATTTCAACTCTTACAGGGCCAAGTATTAGATTGTGATCTAAAGGAAGAACCGCCTCGACTTCTTTGGCGATAGCGGCTCTCCACGGCTTTAGTTTCTTGGAAGCTTCAATGAGCCTGCCCCTTACGACTTTCTTAGAGCCTTGGGGGGCAGGGTCACCGAATACTGAGAACTCTAGAATGGTGCTTCTGACGAGTCGAACTGAGCCTGTGCCTCAAAGGTTTCTACCTCTTTAGGCCAGACCTTGATGCGAACGCCTGTTGACCCATCCTTCTTGTTGTAGGTCGAGAATTTAGCGTTGCCGGATACAGCTACTCGCAAGCCCTTTTGAGCTGAAAGAAGCCATGCGTGCTCTGAGTCTGCATCGACAGATACATCGATGTAGTCACGGCTAGTGGTTTCCCATTCGCCCTGTGCGTTCTTGGAGCGGTTGCTGTGGTATACGGTTACAACCGACCCCCAGTCGAAGGTCTTCACTTCTTCAACGAAGCCTGTGAAGGATAGTAGTAGTGCCATGTAGGTTGCCTTTCATTCAATGTGTGAGGGCTGGACACAATCCGAGTTTCCGCATGAACGGATACCTGGAAGCACTTCCTCGCCCTCCTCGTCTATAGGTGTTACTAGATCGTCTGAGAACTTACCGTGCCATGGTAGGCATTTGTAGTTCCCGTCTTGAACTGTAACAGCCCTGCGTGTTCGACAGCTTGCACAAAGCACTCTGTCATTGCCTCGCTTCTTTGTGACATCCCATGACATGCCACATCTGATGCAAGTTTCTCGTTCCCACACACGATGAGCCTATCAAATCATCTTGATAAGTGTGCCTTTTTCGGCAGGCACTTCTACGAATGACTCATTGCGGGTGTAGATAGTGTCTTTACGGATAGTTGGGCTTTGAGCAAATACTTCGCCTTCGACCAACAGTCCGTAACTCCAGTCATCATTCAACATGATAAAGGTGACATTTTCAGGATTCTTTGCGAACTTGATCTTCCTAGCTGCAAAGTGAATTGTCTTGAACGGGAATCGTTCGCCTTTCCAGTTGTGCTTGACTTCTACTTCAAGCTCGAACTTGCCTCGTTCGTTTTCTACGATTAGGTCTATCCCGTATTGATCTGGGTTGACATAGACAATGAATCCGTACCGAGAGCGAAAGAAGTCAATGACGAACTCCTTAGCAGCGTCATCTTTGTCGTAGAGCTCTTGCGAGAACGGCTTAGCCATAAATGTTTTCTTTAGCGTAAGCGTGCAGATCTTGGCTAATTAGATGTGATTGCTTCGATAGCTCTCGGCAACATTCTTTGCAGGATAATAGCTTCTTGTCGTGCTTGCAGGTTGGTTCCGGTGAGCCTCGTAGAACTTCTGCCTCTACGACTTTGTTACGGTCTAACCTAAACGCTGCTTCCTTAGCCCAGCCGAAGATGTGGCGTGGCTCTAAGTATTTGATGCTTGCATCTTGTTGTGCGAGCTTTAGAGCTTCCTTTGCGATGTCAAAGGGGATCTGACCGAGAATCTGATGCCAAGCTTGTATAACCTCATCATTGACTTTGCGGTTATCAATAGCTGCTATGGAGCGTAGTAGCTCAGTTGTTTCAGTTAGCTTCATTTTCATCCTGCTCTCTAGCCCAGCGATCTAGTGCTTCCCAGTCTGTCTCCTGTCGCTGTTTCTTCTGCTTGCGTTCTGGAAGTGGCCCTTCTTGCCAGCCATCTGCGTTTAGCCAGGTAGCAGGGTTCTTGATAAATCTCTTTTCCGTTGGCAAGTTAGGGTCATTGGCAAGCCTGATTACACCTGCAAGTATTTCCTCAAAAGAAGCCCTATTTAGAACACGCCTGAACATGCGAATAGCCTGAGTCTTATCTACCTTCTTTGGATAAATAGCCCAGAATTCATCGAATTGCTCTCTCTCTTTATTCTTATCAATAGTGTTCTTATTTATAGTGTTCTTAAGTGGCGGGTTTTCCGCTAGCGGGTTTTCCGCCAACGGTTCTTGTGTAGTAAAGGTAACCTCACCAAATCTGCCAGCTTGATTTTCCTGCTCTCGCTTTAGGTAACCATGCAGTTCTAATTCATTAATTGCTGACCTAATAGCCTCTTTGCCTTCTACTGAATGAGCAACTAGCCAGGCTACATTTATTTTCCAGTCAACTGAGTGCGATTCAATGTAGGCCAAAAGACCTCTGGCTTTGAATGTAAGGCGCTCATCTCTCAACCAATCGTTGGAGATTATCGTGAAATTGTCATCCCAATAATGACGGCCCCGTTGAATAGGCACTTGCTACCACCTTCCCTCGGCGGTAGACTTAACTACGCCGATACTATGACTATCGGTTTGCGGGTCAAGGGTGGATAGCTCTTGGCCCGCTTCTATTCTATCAGGCTTCGGGTATGGCAAAGATTTGACTGCCAATGCCCTTGTAACTGCCTTCTTCTGTTTGCCTACTCCGATACAGTAGCGATGCTTGGCGTGCGACTTTACTGGACTCCACCCTAAAGCCTCACGAATCTCTGTAAGGGACTTATCTGCAAACTTGTCAGGGTTTCTCATACGGTAGACATTCGCCAGTCGAGCCGTTACCTCTGTGCCTGTTGAGTCAACATAGCGCACTCCCTCATTGCTCATTCCACAGTAGACAAAGTTCAAAGACTGGTAGACATACCCGTAGTGACCTTGCCCGCTATCTGCAAAGCTGACAACCAAGCCAACAGCATCAGGCAACATTTTCAGGGTCTTGGATACTACGAAGCTTGCAGTATTCTTCGGTGCGTCAGGATGCACCCAAAGCCGTATTAGCTCTCTGGCGTTAGAACTGTCGTAACCCTCTACAACTGCCCCGAAGGTCTTGCTATTGCCACCTGGCCCGTAGGCAACAGCGGCAACGACAATCTCATTCCAGTAGGCGGCAAAGGCTTCCTGCGTAGCGTCTGGCATTACTGCCGAATAGTGGCCTGTGACAATAGCTCTGCGAATCTCTTTGACAGGGACTAGTCGAACCTGTATCTCATTTATTTGAATGTCTAGCTTTAGGTCATCAAAAAGAGACGGCGAGTTTTGAACGGCGAGGTCAAACGCCCTGGTCATTTATAGCCTCAAAGTCATCCTGTAAATAGGCCACCATGTCTACGGTTAGGTCTGCTGCCTTGTAATCGCCTTGTGCATAGTATTCGTCATACAGTTCTTCGAACTTCGTAATGACTTTAGCGAGCATCTCTTGTCTGCCCTGTTCCCTGTAGCGCTCAAATAGTTTCATAGATTGCCTCCGTTTGGTAGGGTGACGCCCTCAAGTAGCACTCTAAGAGCAAGCTCTGCCTGCTGCGGTACTACACCGTTTCCACAAGCCTTTAGCTCTTCGTTGCGTGTAAGACCGCAGTCTGTGATCCAACCTTCTGGGACACCCATCATCCACTCCGTAAAGGCACTAGAAAGCCTGTGTGCGCCTTCCTTGCCATCTGGCTTGGTTGGTGCAGGTGCAGGTCTACCTAGTACTTCTTCCCAGCGTCTAATAGCAGGTTCAAACTTGCCCCAGTTGGTTCCTTTTTCGGCCTCATCTTGCAGGGTTACCATTGAACCTCTTGACTTTTTCCACTCTGGACTTGAACTTCCGCCACGAGTTCCAGCATAAGCATCAGGAGTCGGAATGAGCAGCACTTGATCTTCAATGCGAGCCTTTGGTGCGTCAGAGGCTACTTGCTTAGGGCTTGAACCATTTGCAGAACTTGTCCTGGGAGTCCCCATCAATACTGCCTCAACATTCAAAGGCTTAGTATTGCGCTCGAACTGACTAGGACCAGCATTGTTCTTACCATCCTGTGTTGTTGGGGTAGGCATCAGGTTGTCAACAACACGACTTACCTTGAGACCGTTGAGCTTTGCGATGTCCATCGCATTGTCACGGATACCGACTGTATTTCCACGCTTGCGAGCTTCCTCCTCACCTAGCGCTCCGCCTTCACCCTGACTAGCTATTGGGGAACGCAACAATGAAGACTCGGAAACGCTGATGGGGTGCACCTGCATCGGCAGCTCGAACACCTGTCCATTTCGCATCGTACCCGATGTCTGCCAGGTCTCCAAGTACGGCTCCGAGTGCCCGCAAAGGAGGTTCACTTGCGTCGTCTCCCATACACCACGAGCAGGGTTCCAAGTCGCTGTGGGCTGTTGCGCTAAGTAGTCCTCTGACATTTTCAATTACCACCAATCTAGGTTTCAAAATTTCTATTGCATTGTGGAACTCTGACCATAGTCCTGAGCGAGTTCCTTCTTTTAGTCCCGCCCTCTTTCCGGCGAGTGATAGATCCTGACAGGGAAACCCGCCAGTAAGTATGTCTACAGGCTCCACTTCAGTCCAGTCAACCTGTGACACATCGTGATAGTTAGGCACACCTGGGAAGTGCTTCTCAAGAATCTTTGATGGGGCAGCATCCCATTCGCAATGCCAAGCAACCCCAGCACCAGTGACATTAGCTACAGCTAGGTCAAGCCCACCGTAGCCAGAGAAGAGTGAACCTATCTTCACTTCTCGTGCTCATTCATCTTGATAAATGCTTCACGGGCTCTGTTGTCTCGTGCCCCGCCAGCCCAACGACCTGCGTCAAAGTAAAGGCGCTTCCACTTTTCTAGTTGTGCAAGCTTCGCCTTCTTTGCTAGAGCTACCTTTGTCTTGTCTACTGTTAGCGTTGCGTTTAGTGATTCATCGCCCTCAATCAATAGGGCTCGTTCTCGCATTGTCTTTGCAAGTTCTTCTATGCTCATCTCTCTCCTAAATCAGCTTCATAGGCGGAGAGGTTTCCGTCTTGTTCCCTCTCTCGTCAAGAACATACCAAGTGCGATTGTTTTTGTCAAAAACCGACTCGCTGAATAATTGCCAAGAAGCAAGTTTGTGACCGAATTCCCGTGCTTGATTAGCAGTTACTAGATCAGATTCCATCAATCCGTTGTACACAGCACAAACCATCATCAGATTGTCTAGTCTGTCTAGCTTTGAGGATCCGCCCATCTGTCTATTTCGGCGGTGATGAGGAACCAAGTCATCGGTAGCCCCACAATCCCAGCAGTGTGCATCTCTCTTGAGTAGTTTGTCGAGCATTGCTTTAGAGAGCGCCATTAGTCATCCTTACATTTTGAGTTCTGAGGCAAGAAGTCTAGCTTGTGTTCCTGCACCCATTATTGCCATCTCAATCTGTTTTATCTTGACTCGTATGCGGTTAGCCTTGGCCTTCGCTAAATCACGCTCTAAACGGGCTTGTGCGGCTTCTAGACGGGCTAATGCAGTCCTGTCGGCTACAGTTCCCTGTGCCTTTATAAAAGCCTTCTGTTCAACTAAATCAAGATTGTTCTCTGCCTCAGCAAGTTCGACCTCAGCAGCATAAAGAGCATCAGCTCCTCGGCTGTTCTCCTGGGTTAGCTCTGAGATCAGTTGGATTATCTCTGATTGTGTCACTTAGTAGCTTCAATCGCTCTAGGAATTCGATTTTCCAGAATTCACTTTCCTTCTTTGCGAATAGCTCTATCTCGAACTGCCCCAGTTCCCTTGCCTTCAGCATCATCGTCAAAGAGTTTTGGTACGCTTCCCTGAGCTCCTCCACTGACGCTGCTAGTACTTGATGTTGCACGGCTCTGAATCCTGTCTAAGATGTCTGACGATGCACCGGAAGCCTTAGCCTCTGCCCAGAGCAATCGCAGTTGTTCTTTATCGCTAAGTTTATCTGCCTCAGCTATGAAGTCCTTCTGTGCTCGAACTACCTTCTGCATCTCTTCACGGGATGCTAGTGAGTTAGGTTCCTTGTTCATCGAGTACCCCATAACCATCAAGCACCTGCCAATCGACGAGCTTTCTGCGTTTTCTAGGGCTGATGTCTGATTTGCCCCGCCTGTACCGTCAATCTCAAACGCATAGCCTGTGGCCTTAGGCAAATTGTTAGCCTGATCCCCAGCGCTTAGGTAAATAGTCGTCTTGATTACCCAACGAGCCTTCTCGCCTTGTTCTGCAAACTCATTAGCCCACTCGGTAATGATTCTGCCATCTGGGTAGTCCTGGTGGAACTTAGCCAGTCTCTCAGCAACTGTGCTGTATTTTGATAAGTCGAATCTCATTATTCTTCCTCTTCCTCTTCATAATCAAATGCATCTTCTTCGTTGACTAGCTTCCAACCAGTCGACAACCAAAAAGGCATGTCTATTCCATGTACATACAAGCGCTCTAGTTCACGCTTATCGTCTAGCACTATTCCGCTACAAGGGCCAGTAACGAATGTCTCATCTTTGACGAGCGTTATCTCGTCACCTAGCAATACCAACATCTCAGCCCTTCTTGTGAATGATTAGTGCGGGGCTTCCACCACGCATCTGTCTAGAGGCTACCTTGACCGGAGGCTGTCCGTCAACTGTGACATACGCAGTTCTCGCATAACCCATTGTGTCGAGCGTTGCAGACTTCAGCATGTTGAGCTCCGCCTGTGCTTCGTCAAGCTTGCGCTGTGCGTTCCAGAGATTTATTCCCAGTTCACCGAGCTCTACTTCTCTATCCTCAATGTCTGTATTCATGCGTCGTACTGTCTGATAGGTCGACTCTGATCCATCCCAGTCAGGCTTCGTCTGAGTCTGCACCTTGTTCCAGAACCGAAGTATTGCGTCACGCTGTACCGACTGCTGAAATGCGTCAGCCTCTACGAGCTCTTCAAAAGGCTCCATAGCAATCAACCCAATAACATAAGCCCTGCGTAGTCCGAGAACATCCAGGTAGTGTTGCACCTGAGCCATGTAGTGCTGAGGAATGCCCTGCCAAGGGTATCGAGCAGTCTTCACCTCAATGACAAACCATTCGCCTGTTTCCTTGTTGAAGGCAACCCCATCAGGATTGGCATGCATTATGTCAAAGTCTTTAGCAGCGTAAGTCCCACAGCGATACACCTCAAGCTCAGGGTGCTTTTCTTGGAAGCGTTGAAGGATAGGTTCTTCCAACCAGTTCCCAACTTCAGTCGCTGTGTTTCCCTTGAACGAGTCCTCGATGAGCCCTGTCTTCTTTGCCCAGAGAGCGTATGCAGACTCCCAAGGGTTCAACCCTAGGATTGTCCCTACCTCGCTCCCGCCGATGCCTCTAGAGCGAACCTCGTGCCATTCAGGGCTATCTGACGAGAACGACCCTAGGTAGTTTGCACCGAACTTTTCTGAAGTGATACTGATTGCTGTCATTTTTACCTCCTAACCGATACCCTAGAGCAACGGAAGGACATTTTTGAAAGAAGTCAACAAAAAGTACATTGCGTTGCAATCTGCAATCATCAAACAAGGTGATGTGCCATGCTCGCAGTACCCTGAATTGTTCTTCCCTGAGGATCTACCGGCAGAGGCTGTGAGTGAAGCTGAGAAGCTTGCTGTGCACCTGTGTAAGAAGTGTCCCGTTCTAAAGCTTTGCCTTGACTATGCCATGACCGCTAGAGAGCCCTACGGCATCTGGGGTGGCACTACTCCTGCTGACAGATAAAAAGAGAGAGACCCGCCGCAAGGGGGTTACGGCGGGCCTCAGGAGAGAGAGACAAGATGAACTTATCTTTTTGAAATGACCCTTAGGAAGCTATTTCGTTTATTACTATACACATACTTTGAGAACAAATGCAAATTTGACATTTTCATTTAGCGAGTCTTATTGTTTCGTTTATGAAACCTGATCAAGCATTTACACAACTATCAAACGCTATCCGCAAGCACGGTGCTCCCGTATGCCAAGAGACTGACCCTGAGACCTGGTTCCCACAAGTAGGTGACTCATACGGCGACAGCAGAACAGCTAAGAAATTGTGCAACGAGTGTCCGGTAAAGACCGAGTGTCTAACCTTTGCATTAGCTAACAACGAGATGTTTGGCATCTGGGGCGGATTGACCCCTAAAGAGCGCCAGCGCATCAAACCTCATGGTGGGCTTGGTGGTCGACCTAAAACTCGTGCGAACGCACTAAAAACAGCCAAATAAGGCTAAACCCCTACCGAAGTAGAGGCTTAGGGGATTGTGCAAATTGTATAGCAAAAGGTGTGCGTTTAGTCTATTTCGTCTTTTGCGTCAGGCTCGTAGAGCTCGTCATCGCCGTCAAACTCAATGTCTGCAAAGTCATCGTAAGTCTTTGACTGTTCTTCAACTGCCTTACGGACATCCTCATTCTCATTAGCCTGTTTTGCAACTGCAGCCCTGAATCCCTTAGCGATGTCCTCGTCTGAGATTTGTGCATCCCAAGCCAACTGAACACCGAAGAAGATGATGATTGAGCTGTAGACACCTGCGACAGCGACAACGCCACCCCAGAACCAGCCGACAGGGGTAGATGCACCGATAGCCATACCTGGGATAAAGGCGAACATGACAACACCGATTGAGCGGATTGCAATTTCTTTTAGCTTGTTGATCACTTGTTGTCCTTGATGAACTGAATAGGGTCTTGCTTTACAGATGTCGGGCCAAATACGCCCTTGACTTCTTTTGAAACTGTTAGGTGCAGGTGAGGGCCACTACTAGCTGACCCTGTGTTGCCCACAAAGCCAATTGTGTCACCCTCGGCTACCTTTTGACCTACTGGCAGTCCTTCGGCCTTTAGATGGCAGAATCCCACATAGTAGAGCTTCTTGTCCTTGCCCATGACTCGTAGTACTGAAACATTGCCTAGCACCTTTGAAAACTGTTGCAGAACGATTGTGCCCTTAGCGATTGCAGGGATTGGGGTTCCTTCTGGTCTAGCCCAGTCACATCCAGAGTGAGCTTGCATCCCGTTCTTCTTGCGATACTCAGACATTGTGCCAAAGCGACCTGTAATGTATTTAGGCTCGAAGGGGTATCTCATAGGTCTATTCTACTTCCCCTGTTGCGGAGCCTTAGATTGCCTGTCATAGCGCACCTTAGACATGCGCTTTTGTGACTTCAACAAGTGTCTAGGCCAACGCAGCCGAAAGTTCTTCAAAGGCGTGTGATAAGTGTGACTGCTACCGCTGAGATGATTGCGCCATAAACGCCGTAAACAAGCTTTGCAATGAGTTCTACCTTGCCGAGTCTATTGTCAAGTTCTGACACCTTCTCAGGTAGATGCTTCAATCCTCGGATCTCTGCAACCATCTCAATTTGTACGCTGTTGATTTCCAGTAGCTTCTCGTA